CGACGAGCTTCGCCGTCGCCGCCTGGGTGGGCAAGTCGATCACCATCGACATCGCCGCCATGCACACCGGATCCCCGACCAGCGTCGAGCGCCTGTTCACCGGCATCATCGACACGCCCGTCCTCGACCTGGCCGGCCGCCGCATCGGCCTGCGCTGCACCGACAATCTGCAAGGCGTCGTCGAGGCAATGGACGCCGCGGCGATCGAGGCCGCCATCCCCGGCGGCTATTACTCGCCGGCTATCTTCGACCCGGCCGCGCGCGGCTGGTCGCGAGCGCAAGACCGCCTGTCCACGGTCCCCGCGTCACTCGACCTGACGCCGGCCGGCGCGCTGCGCCTCACCGCCTGGCAGCCCAAGACGGTGGCTGACATCGCCTTCACCGACGCGCACATTCTCGATGGCAGCCTATCCGTATCGATCGCCGGCGCCAACGACCTGACCAACTCTGTGGCGATCGACTTCGGCTACCGCTTCCCGCGCGTGAAAGCGGAGACCTACTCCGTGGGGTACGACTACGTCAACGCCGGAACAATCTCCGATTTTGCGGCCGCGCTATCGTGGTTCCTGCAGCGATCGGCGGTAGAGTCCGCGCTCAAAAGCGCCGGCGCCAAGATTGTCGCCATCTCGTACACGCCGCTGCCCGGCTCCGGAATCGGCTCCTGGGTGCCTGGCCCCTACGACGGCGAGCTCTGCATGGGCTTCACGGCGACCGTGACGTTTGACTATGGCCAGACGATCGAGGAGCGATTCACGATCACGGTGTCGGCGCCCAATTCGATCTCCGCGGTCGGCACGCGCCGCGACCGCCTGTCTGGCGCGCTCGAGGGCGTCTATCCGCCGATCGTCGCCGCCGAGACCTCGATGCTCCTCTACGGCAACGCCATCAGCTCGATTCCGCCGCAGGACACGGCCGCCGGCGTGATTGGCCAGACCACGTCCGCCGAAGTGACGTTGACGCCAGACTCGGATCGGGCCGCCGCCGACGCGGCCATGGAAACGCTGATTGCCATCGCCAAGACCAAGATATGGCGCTCGCACCGGCACAACACGGTGTCGGCGTCCGTCGCGCTGAATCCGTCCATCGACGTGGACAAGACGCTGTCGGTTTCCTCGCCCGGCCTGTCGGCGAAAGGCAAGTGCAGATCGCTGACGCACCGCCTGTCCCCGGATTCCGGCGAGGCGATTACCGAATTCTCGATCGCGATCTGCTCGGTTGCCGGCACCGGTGTGAGCCACGCCGAAACGCCAACGGACGCGCCTGCCGGCTCCACGCCAGCGTCCAGCGCGCTCGCCGATCCGGCTACCGTTGATTTCAATTACCTGGCCGCCGAAGACCATGTCTTGACCATCAGCTTCCCGGGCGTGGCCGAGGCCGAGCGCAATCTGTCGGTCGTGGCCATCAGCGCGGCATTCAGCGCGCCGCTGGTCGAGGATGTGTTCACCGTCACCCTGTGAGACTGCCAGCATGCAAAACGACCTGATCAAAACGCTTGACCGCATCGCCACCGCCTCCAGCCTGAGCACGCAACAGAATCGCACGCTCAAGCCGCTGGCCACGCCGCCGGCCATTCCGCCGCGCGTGGGCACCGGCCAGCCGAAACTGATCTGATCGCCGACACATGGCCAGCGCGCTCGACCTCCTGCTCAGTCGCCAGGCCGCCGCCGCCGGCGTGGGCATCGGCACGCGCCGAAACCGCGTCCTGCCGGCGCCGACGCCGACCACGGACATCCCCGGCCGCACCGGTACAGCCGATTATGCGCTGCGCAAATCCGTTCCGGTTTGCGTGCCTGAAGACCTGATGAGCCCGCTGACCGAGACGAGCTACGCCGCGCGCACGTATCACGCGACCCGGCGCCAATACTCCACGAACGGCGTCTACAGCTTCCCGCTCAAGCCGATCAACCGGATTACCGTCAGCACCGGCGACGGCCTGCCGAAAACGCGCGCGCTGTGCATGGCGGCAGACGATGGATCGACGGGCCTGCGCGTGCTCGAGCACGACATCATCGAGACCGGGCGGACCTACACCGCCGCCGCGAAGGTGCAGCGCGTCTACATCGACGGCACGTTCATTCCCGTCGCTTTCGACGCGCGGCTTTCCGCCATCAGCTTCGGCGGCAAGTGCGGCCGGCCGTTCTCGCTGCAGGTCTACCCTACCGGAGGCGTTGCCGCTGACCATGGCTCGATCTTCGGCGCGCACGTGCTCGGCACGGCCACGATCACGTCGGCGCGCGTCATGGGGCTCAGCGCCAAGACGACGGGAACGCTCAAAAAGTTTGAGATCGTTTTGGCATCGCCAGGCAAGCTGGTCGAGCGCATCGATGACGCCGCGTGGACGGTGCTCAATTCGCTGGTGACGCCATTCCCGAATGAGGAATTCCCGTGGAATAGGCGCGTGCACCGCTTTGCCGGTCTGAAGTGCTTTCAGCGCGTGAATGGAAACATCTACACCGACCAGACGCTGTCGACGCTGATCGACGCGACGGCCCGCCCGGCGTCGTTTGGCGCCGATACGGAATTCCCGCCGCGCTATTTCAAGTTCACCGCCAACGCGGATTACACCTCGCCGTCGACAAACTACGTCTTCCCAGGAGACGCCATTTTCCCGAGGAGGATGTTTTGCTTTCCGGAGGCGGTCTACACAAGCCGCATGAATCCGTTCCGCCTGCTGCCGACGGACCATATTTTCAAGTGCGCCGCCGGGCAGGTGTGGCGCGTCGGCGTGACCATCACCGCCGGCGCCGGCAGTACCGACAATTTCAAAATCTACCTGCGCAATCGCTTCGATTCCTTCCTGGAGTCTTCAACGACGGTCGATCGCCTGATCGGCGAAGTCAACGCGAAGAACTGGTCGGCCTATCCTGCAGCGCCGTCCGGAGCGCCGACCAAGCGACCGACGACCTACGCAATCACCAGTAAGCCGGACGGCAGCGAGGCGTATGTGCTGGCGTATTGGGAAGACACGTCGATAACGCCGGCGTCTGATCGCCGGCGCACACTCACCAGCGTCTTGCGCGTGGAGCTATCGGAGACTGGCGCGTCAGACCCGGCAACTGGCGTCGGCATCAGCACGGCGATTACTGACGTGGACGTCTTTGCGTCTTTCGTGAATACCGCGACATGGTCAGACACGTCGACGCCAGGATCCTTGAGCATCGACACCACCACCGAGGAAATTGGGCCTTGTGGCTCGGGCACGCTGCACAAGACGACCGAGGTGTTTACCGCGCTGGCGACAGTGGTGGCCACGAGCAGCAGCTCGCAGTTAAGCTATCGACAACTGCTTTGGGTCTATGCCAGACACACCAACGAGATCGACCTGGTCGAGGCTGTCTTGTCGACGACCACCAGCGCAACTGGTTCGGGGACTCGTGACGGAGGGTCGTTTACCTATGTCTCAACCGATTATTGCGATGCCGGAGCGATAAAGTGGAATGGCGTCGGATCCGGGGCTGTGGTTACGTCCCTGGAGAATGTCGACAGTTTTGACGCCTGGGTTGAAGTTAGGTCGTCTGTCCGGGGCGTGCTGGTGCCGAAAATAGGCGTGCAGATGACGGCAACGCAATCAACGGCGATTTACTACGACCATGCTTCGACCTGGTCATATCCGGCCGTGGCTCCGGCAGCGCCGCCGCCGAGCGGAACGCGGACCATCAATTACGCCGGATCTTTCTACGGCGGGTTGGCTGGCGCATTCTCCGCGTCATACAACCATGACTACGCCACCGAGGCGGAAAGCGAAACCGGAACGCGATATGCACTGCTGCCGGGAACGTCAGACGAATTCACGACGCTGTGGCTGGCCAGTGGCGCCGCCTATCACTCGCCCGAGTTGCGCGTGTGGGAGTACGTCAACGGCGCCATACAGGACTATTCCGCCGGCGCCGGCATCGGACCGCGAAAATTCACGGTGGCGGACAAGGTCTATCACGGGCACGTCGTGCCGATAGCAACGCCAATTCAGCGCGTATGCGTCAATGCGCGCGCAGGAACCGCCTATATCGCCCCGTCCGATGCGGACGCGGGGCATTTCTATTGAGCGCGCAAGACGGCCAGTCGCCACAACTACCAGCCTGAGACAAGCCAATGCACGAAGACGCCGACCAAGACCAGCCAACAGACCCCGGCGACCGCCGCCGGCGTGTTTTACTGACCTGACCATGCCAGATCCAGCCACCACCAGCGGCGCGGCCGTCATCAGCCTGTCGGCAACGGGCGTCACCCTGTTCGGCATCGCCCTGGGTCTGCGGCCGGAGCTTGTCCTCGCCGGCCTGTGGGGCGCCTTCTGGGCGCTCTCCTACGCCGACCCCATGCCGCTGCACCGGCGCTGCACGCTGTCGATTACCGCGTCGATACTGGCAGGCT